AATCGTAACGGTCGTATGTATAAGACTGACACTCTTGCAAAAGAAGTCAATCGTTACAACGAAGAATATGTTTCTAAGAATCGCGCATTTGGCGAGTTAGGTCATCCTGATTCACCATCAATTAACCTAGATCGCGTATCGCATCTTATTACCAATCTAAAACAGGAAGGAAACCAATGGATTGGTAAGGCAAAAATTCTTGAAACACCAATGGGTAAAATCGCCAAGTCCCTTATGGAAGGCGGCGCAACTCTTGGTGTATCATCACGTGGCATGGGTTCACTTAAAGAAGTGAATGGTGTCAATGTGGTTCAGGATGACTATTATCTAGCCACAGCGGCTGATATTGTAGCGGATCCATCCGCACCTGGTGCTTTTGTTCAAGGTATTATGGAAGGTAAAGAGTGGGTTTGGGATAATGGCGTTGTCAAAGAGATCGATGTCAATGCTTATTATAATCAAATCAAGAATGCAAAGCAACGTCAAATTGACGAAATTTCGTTGAAAATCTTCGAAAATTTCTTGTCAAAACTTTAAAATTTATAAATAATATTACTTCTTCAGGAGTTAAAACAAATGAGTAAGACATTATCAGAATCCGCTGCAGAAATCCTAAAGGCATCAATGTCAGCCGCAAAGGAACCAGCATCAAAACTACCAGCAGAGATGGATGATCTCGGCGGTCAAACACCAACAACTGCACCATCAGATATCGGTAAGAAAGCATCTGCCGCTGCATCTGTTGCTGCAAAGCCAGCCACAAAGGGTGACGCAAAGGCAGTTAAGACTCAGGCTATGGAAGAAACAGAAGCCGATGAGACTGCAGAAGTCGTTGCTGAAGTAGCAGAAGAACCAGCAGCTGAAGAAGTTGTTGCTGAAGAAGAAGTTGCTACTGAAGAAGCAGCTGCTGAAGAAGTAGTTGCTGAAGCAAAAGCAAAAATGGAAGATGACGAAGAAGAAGATGATGAAGACGAAGAAGATGAGAAGGAAATGAAAGAAGCATGGAAAAATGACATGAAGAAAAAGCATGCCAAGTCCATGGCTGAAGACGTCGACGCTCTCTTCAACGGCGAGTCACTCTCCGAAGAATTTAAGACAAAAGCAACAACAATCTTCGAAGCAGCAGTCAACTCACGTGTTGACGCAATCCTAGAAGATATGATGACAGAGAACGAAACAGTTCTTGCTGAAGCAGTTGACACAATCAAGTCAGAAATTGCAGAGCAAGTTGATGAGTACCTCAACTATGTCGTCGAGCAATGGGTTGAAAGCAATCAGGTTGCAATCGAAACAGGTCTACGTGCAGAACTCGTTGATGACTTCATCAGCGGTCTCAAGAACCTATTCTCTGAGCACTACATCGAAATTCCTGAAGAGAAAGTCGATGTTGCTGAAGAACTTGCACAGCGTGTTGCCGCTCTTGAAGAAGCAGCAACAGCAGCCGCAGCAGAGAAAGCAGCAATTGTTGAAGAACTCAACGTTGCAAAGAAAAACGAAGCAATTCGAAAAATCTGTGAAGGTCTAACCGAAGTACAGGTTGAGAAAATGAAATCGCTCGCAGAGGGCGTGGAGTTCACCACAGAGGGTGAGTTTGATAATAAGCTCGCAGTATTACGCGAGAACTACTTCCCAGCAAAGAAAGTGATGAGTGAGGTAAAGGCAATTCAAGAAACAGCTGTTGAAGAGCCAGAAGTAGCAGAAGTTCACGGTCTAATGAAACATTATGTAGCAGCAATTACTAAAACGGCTCCAAAAGCCTAATTTAACGAACTGAGGTAAACACTTATGTATTTAAACGAAACATACGCAAAGAAGTGGGCACCAGTTCTTGATCACCCAGAACTCCCAAAGATCAGCGACCCATACAAGCGCGCTGTAACTGCCCTAGTTCTAGAAAATCAAGAGCGTGCTCTAGTTGAAGAATCACGCACAATGACAAACCTATGGGAAGCATCACCAGCCAACGCAGTTGGCGGCGGTATGTCACCAGTTGTCGGCTCAGAAGGCGGCATCAAAGGTTTTGACCCAATCCTAATCGGATTGGTACGTCGTGCTCTTCCAAACCTAATGGCATATGATCTCTGCGGCGTGCAGCCAATGACTGGTCCAACAGGACTAATCTTCGCAATGCGCTCAGTATATGCTTCTTCATCAGCACGTGGCGGTGAGGCTCTATTCCTAGAAGCCAATACTGCACACTCTGGTACAGGCGACCACAATGCACTATCAGCTTCACTAAACCCAGCTGAAGCAAATTCTGCAGTGTTCGGTCTAGCCAATACTGGTACAGGCATGGCAACAACAACCGCAGAAGATCTAACCATGAAGTACATGGGCTTCCAGATCGATCGCGTTTCTGTTACAGCCAAGTCACGTGGCTTGCAAGCAGCCTACACGCTAGAACTTGCACAAGATCTCAAGGCAATTCACGGTCTCGATGCAGAAACAGAATTGACAAATATTTTGTCAACTGAAATTCTTGCAGAAATCAACCGCGAAGTTGTTCGTACGATCTATGCAACAGCTAACGTAGGTATCACATCTGCCGCACAAAACGTCGTAAACCTATCATCAAGCACCCTAACAGATGCTGCTGGTGGTACAAGCGGTCGTTGGCAGGTTGAAAAGTATAAGAGCCTATTGTTCCGCATTGAGCAAGCAGCAAACAAGATTGCCAAGGACACACGTCGCGGCAAGGGTAACTTGATCATCGTCTCAACAGACGTTGCATCAGCCCTAGCAATGACAGGTCTTCTTGACTACAATTCTGCTCTAAGCAACAACACAAACCTAACAGTTGACGATACAGGCAATACCTTCGCAGGTACGCTATTCGGACGCTTGAAGGTCTATGTTGACCCATACTCTGTCGCTGGCGCTGACTATGTTGTCGTCGGTTATAAGGGTACAAATGCTTACGACGCTGGCTTGTTCTACTGCCCATACGTCCCACTCCAGATGGTTCGCGCAATCGACCCAACAACCTACCAGCCAAAGGTTGGCTTCAAGACCCGTTATGGTCTCGTTGCAAATCCTTTCGCAACAGGCGCTGGCACTGGTGCACTAGCAGACGACACAAACTACTACTATCGTAAGTTCAAGGTCCTAAACGTCAATCAATAATTGATGTGCTAGTAAGTTATTGCCGACTGTATTATAACAATAAGGCAAAGAACTGGGGGGAGTCGAAAGACTCCCCCTTTTTTTTACACCTAAATAATTGATATGGCGAAGATTATTCTTCTATCTGATTTGAAAGACCTGCGCAAACAAAAACAGCAGGAGTTAAAGTATTACTCAGAAAGATTAGAAGAATTAAATAAAAAAATGTTTTTCATTCGTAAAGAAATTGAGTTGACTAATTTTATTATTGATTTGATTGAAAAAGAAAACATTGTAGATTTACGGAAACTAATAGATGACAGCACTGACTAGAGCACCGTATAACAAAGATCTTTTACAAAGTACAAAGTTTCGAGTGACGTTTGATCGTTTGCCTGGAACAACGTACTTCTGTCAAACTGCAAACTTTCCTGGAGTTTCTCTTACAGAAATTCCAAGACAAACTCCATTTGTAGATCTGTATGTTCCTGGCGAAAAGATTGTGTATGATACATTCAATATCACGTTTCTTGTTGATGAAGATCTACGTGCGTGGACAGACATCCATGATTGGATCCGTGCTACGACATTTCCAACTGACTTTAAAGAATATTTGGATTTACAAAGACTTGATCGAGCTGCAAACTTCAGAGCAAATTATAATAATAAACCGCAATACAGCAGCGCCACATTAAGTTTGTTTACAAACAAAAACAATCCAAACTTTCGTGTGAAGTTTATAGATTTGTTTCCAACATCGCTTTCAACGATTTTATTTTCATCTCAAGATTCTGCAGAGAATATTGTTACAGCAGATGCTACATTTAGATTCTCTTACTATGATTACGAAAGAATCTAGATATTATTCTTGAGAGTTCGTTCAAACCAGACATACTCATTATACTGGTGCAATGTTTGTAAGACAACTCTTGTATTGACTTGTCTTTTGATTTGAAATAGTGTATACTTTCGTGTATGAAAATAGAAACACCTCCACTCGAAGAATTAATGCAGCAATGGGAAAAAGATTCCGAAGTTGATACTACGGAACCTGGCAAAGAGATCTTGCGCATTCCATTGATTCACAACAAGTATAACAAATACTTGTCGCTGCATAATCTTGCAGCCAAACGCGCAGCACTTGAGTTCGACAAATTAAAGAAACTCAAGTGGATGTATTACAGTGGCAAGTTAGATCAAGAAGAATTGGATAAACTTGGTTGGGAGCCATTTCGATTTACTCTTAAATCAGATATGCAAGTTTATCTTGACGGTGATGATGATTTAAACAAACTCAAGCGCAAGAAAGCCTATCATGAAGAGGCTGCAAATTTTTGCACCAATGTCATGAAAGAGTTAAACAACCGCACGTGGCAATTGAAAGAGTACATGGGTTGGGAGAAGTTTATTCAAGGTGCTCGATGATTGAACACGTCGTTGTTGAAAAAGTAAATAACATCTATGTTCAGGTTCATGCCGATGATGGCATCATTCGAGAGATGTCAGAGTTCTTTACATTCTCAACTCCAGGCTATCAATTCTCGCCAGCCTTTCGAAACAAATATTGGGACGGCAAGATTCGTCTGTTAAATACGAACACCAAACAGATCTATGTTGGTCTTGTTCCGTATATCAAAAAGTTTTGCAAGGATAGCAATTATGGTTTTGAATATCTCGACGAAGAAAAAGAAGTTCACCCAATTGACACAAAGAATCTCGCGACTGCTCTCTCCCTTCCATTGGAGCCAAGAGATTATCAGTTACTCGCGTCTAGCGTTGGACTTACGAAGAAGAGAACTGTACTCATTTCACCTACCGCGAGTGGAAAATCGCTAATCATCTACATGATGATTCGCCACTTGTTGAATAGTGGTAAGAAGCGCGGATTGTTGATTGTTCCTACGATCAACCTCGTCACTCAGATGCATTCTGACTTTAAGAACTACTCCAGCAACAATGGCTGGGATGTAGACAAGTATTGTCAAAAGATATTCGGTGGTGAAAGTAAAATTCCAGATACTGATTTGATTATCTCTACTTGGCAGAGTATCTACGACATGCCAAAGAAATACTTTACTCAGTTTGATTTCATTATTGGCGACGAAGCGCATACGTTTAAAGCCAAGTCATTGACAAGCATCATGACCAAACTTATCAACTGCGATGTGCGTATTGGTACAACTGGTACACTTGATGATAGTAAAGTAAACAAATTGGTTCTTGAGGGTCTATTTGGTCCAGTGTTTAAAGTAATCTCTACAAAAGAACTCATTGAACGCAAGCAGTTGGCTAATTTTAGCATCAAGTGTATTGTGTTAAAGTATCCAGAGATTGTATGTAAGGCAATTAAAGGCTTTACATATCCTGACGAGATGAATTTTTTGACTCAGCATGAAGGAAGAAATAACTTTATATGTGATCTTGCTATTAATCTCAAAGGCAATAGTTTAATTTTATTTACTTATGTCGAAAAACACGGTAAGATACTATATGAATCGATTAAAGAGAGATGTGGTAATCGCAAAGTATTCTTTATTCATGGTGGGGTTGAAGCAGAAGATCGCGAAGCAGTGAGACATATCACTGAACAGGAAAATGATGCGATCATTGTAGCGAGTTATGGCACATTCTCAACAGGTGTGAATATCCGTAACCTACATAATATAGTGTTCTCTTCTCCAACAAAGAGTAAGATTCGTTCTCTACAATCCATTGGTCGCGTGCTGCGTTTAGGTGAGAACAAAGATGCTGCCACGCTTTATGATATCGCTGATGATTTGCGTTATGGTCCTTATACAAATTTCACATTGAAGCACTATGAGGAACGAGTGAAAATCTATAGTGAAGAAAAATTTCCTTTCACAACCAATAATGTAAGGATAAATTAATGTCAGAAGATCCAGTAGTTTATAATAGAGGCGAACTTCGTTTTGTTCGCCTTAAAAATTTTCCAGATGATTTAATTGGGTATGTGACATATAAAGATGAGTGTTTAGTTATTGAGACGCCACTTAGAATTGAGATTGAAACTCTTTTTGAAGAAGGTAGGCAAATTCTTGCAATGCAAGAATACTTACCTCAATCAGTTATTGAACTGAGAGAAGTTGAGATTCCTATGTCTGATATACTATTTGCTGCTCCAGTTCGACCAGAATTTTATGAGCAGTATGAGTATGTAAGTGATTTCTTTTATAATAACACACATAACCTAAAGAACCCACAAAAGAAAAAATCTAAAAATAAAAAAGTTGAAGACGTCGAAGAGATGCAAGAAAACGTTGTATCAATTTTAGAAGCATTAGCAAAAAAAGACAAAGGACCAGTACACTAATTTATGGCAAAAAATCATTATATTAACAACAAGGATTTCCTCAAGGAAATGACTGCATATCGCACTGCCATTCGCAAGGCAAAGAGACTTGGTCAACCAAAGCCTCAGATCCCTCGCTATGTTGCTGAATGCTTTATGAAGATCGCTGAGAATCTTTCTCACAAGCCAAACTTTTTGTCATATACATTTCGCGATGAGATGGTTGCGGATGCAATTGAAAACTGCGTGATGTACGTTGACAATTTTGATCCTGCGAAATCAAGCAATCCATTTGCCTATTTCACTCAAATAGTATATTATGCATTCTTACGTCGCATTCAAAAAGAAAAGAAGCAGTTATATGTTAAGTATAAGTCTACTGAGACTGCAGGTATTCTTGATGAGTTTGAGTTGAATGAAAACGAAGATGGTACGTTCAGACAATTTGAATTGTATGAAAATATCTCTGAGTTTATTCAAAACTATGAGAACGCAAGAAAAGTTAAAAAGGCAAAGAAGGCTGGACTGGAGAAGTTTGTAGATGAAGATAGCAATCCTGGGTGATACCCATTTCGGAATGCGCGGCGACTCTATCGCATTTCATAATCATTATCGAGACTTCTATCTAAATACGTTTTTTCCGTATTTGGTGGACCATGGAATTAGGACCATATTTCAATTGGGTGACTTATTTGATCGTCGGAAGTATATCTCTTTTCAGTCTCTTGCTCTTTGCCGTCGTTACTTTTTTGATCAACTGGTAAAGCATGATATACATTGCCACACTTTGCTTGGCAATCACGATATCTTTTTCAAGAATACTCTCGAAGTCAATTCACCTGATCTACTTTTAAGAGATTACAAGGATCATGTAATTCTTTACGACAAGCCAGTTGCTTGGAGTGGGGTTGATATCATTCCTTGGATTTGTAAAGATAATGAATTAGAGATTGCTGACTTCATCAAACGCAGCGATAATCATCTATGCTTTGGTCACTTTGAACTTGCTGGCTTTGAGATGGATCGTGGCAATATCTGTCATGATGGAATGGATCCAAGCGTATTGAACAAGTATGATCTCGTTTTGTCTGGACACTTTCATCACAAGAGCAACAATGGCAGTATTGTCTATGTTGGTACTCCTGGCGAAATGACTTGGGCTGACTATAACGATGATCGCGGTTTTCATATTCTGGATACAGAAACTCGTGAATTGACATTCATCCCAAATCCTGAAAGGATGTTCTATAAGATTAAGTACAACGATGATGAAATGTATTACAATGATATTGTCAATGCTGATTACTCATACTTGAACGGAAAGTTTCTCAAGATTGTCGTAGAAAAGCGTAATAACTCTTTCTTGTTTGATACTCTAATTGATACAATTACAAAGGCTGCTCCGCTGGAAGTTGCAGTTGTTGAAGACTTCTCTGAGATCACTGACAATGTTGAAGTCGATATTGACCAAGCAGAAGATACAATGACAATCTTAAATAAGTATGTTGATGGCTTGACATTGCCAGTAGAATCAGATAAAATAAAGACAGTTCTGCGCGATGTTTACAATCAAGCATTGTCCATGGAGACCGTGTGATATTCTTTTCTAAAGTTCGATACAAGAACTTTCTTTCCACTGGAAATATATTCACTGAGATTGATCTTGGTGAGCATGCAACCACGCTTATAATTGGCGAAAATGGTGCAGGTAAATCTACATTCTTGGATGCCATTACATTTGCATTGTTTGGTAAACCATTTCGCAACATCAACAAGCCGCAACTTGTAAACTCAATCAACGAAAAAGATTGCGTTGTTGAGATTGAGTTTAAAATTGGAAAGACCAATTACAAAGTTGTTCGTGGTATTAAGCCAAATACATTTGAAATCTACGTGAATGGCGATCTGCTCAATCAAGATGCCAAAGCAAAAGATTATCAAGACTATCTTGAGAAAGTAATTCTCAAGATGAACTACAAGTCATTCACGCAAATCGTTATTCTTGGATCAACAAACTTTACTCCATTCATGCAGTTGTCAGCGGCGGACCGTAGAACTGTCATTGAAGATCTGCTCGATATTCAGATCTTTTCTTCAATGAATGTAATCGTAAAGAATAAACTGCATGGATTAAAAGACGAAGCAGCACAACTCAAGATTCAAATTGATAATACCAAAGACAAAATTGAACTTCACAAGAAACATCTAGATGAACTCAAGAAGAATACAAAAGAAATTGTCGATGCAAAGAAAAAAGAGTTTGAAGAAAATAGCACAACACTGAAAAACCTTGCTGTAGAGTTAACAGAAAAAGAAACTCAGATAGAAACAATAGTTTCTAGTATCTCAGACGAAGAAACAAGCACAAAGAAGTTTAATAAACTCAATCAACTTGAAGCCAAGATCGAAGGGAATATTCAGAAACTCGAGAAAGACATCGAGTTTTATTCTGTAAATTCGACTTGTCCAACCTGCGATCAGGCTATCAATAATAAAGAAGAAAAAGTCCACACTTGTAATAGTAAAATTTCAGAACTCACAGATGGTCTAACTAAACTCAAAGAAGAAAGCGATGCCGTTCTACAGCGAATCAATACCATCAAAGCAACACAAAAAGAACTCAAGGCTCTGGAACAAGATCTTGTTCGTATTACGACGCACCGTAAACAAGTTCGTTCATATATTGCGAAACTTCAAGAAGAAATTGATGTAATTGAAAGCAAACCAGCCATGAGCGATGAGTTTAAGGCGCAATCAAAACAATTACTCAACGCATTACAAGCATTCAACGATAAAAGAAAAGAAGTATCTGAACAAACACAAAACTACGATATTGTCGCGCAGTTGCTTAAAGATGGTGGGATTAAGTCAAAAATCATT